GACTACACGGAGCTTGGTACACACGCTGAGTTCCTTGGCATCTGCACGCGTCAGGAGATGCTCGCAGAGTTCTTCTGTCATGACGGCGGGGAGACGCAGGGATGGCGACTGAAGGGGCACGCTAAGGCCACCTTCTGGCGTTGGGTTGCGTCGTGGGCTGCGCTGATTCGAAAGCCGAGCGACCTTGGCTACGACGACGACGGCTACGCGCTTCCACCGCTGGTTGTGACCAATCACACGATCCCAGCAGACGCTGCGACTGTCGCCGCTTCCGGGCTTCTGTTTGCGGAAGAGGCGTCCACTCTGACGGAGCGCCGAGATGCCCGCCGCGGAAGTCTTGAGTCTCGCGTTCTGGCCGCGGTCGCAGCGATGACGGAGTGCACATGCGAGGAGAAGAGTGCGCCATGTACCTGCGACGCAAGTGAGAGGTGGATTGTTTGGTGCGACCTCAATGTCGAACAGGACATGCTTGAGTCTCTCCTCGGAGAGGAGTGCATATCGATCTACGGGTCGCTGGATTCCGATGAGAAGGAACGCAGGATGGAATCTTTCCTGGCCGGTGGAGCCAGGATTCTCATTGGGAAGCCATCAATATTTGGGTTCGGGCTGAACCTTCAGATGCTGGCCCGCATGGCATTCGTAGGCGTCACCGACTCTTGGGAAGCCTACTACCAGGCCGTGCGCAGGGAGTGGCGGTTCGGCCAACTGCGGGACGTTCACGTCCACATCTTCTCCTCCGAGCTTGAAGGGGCGGTCATCGCAAACCTTCGAAGGAAAGAGGCCGATGCATTGAGCATGGCCGAAGAGTTGTCGGCAGAGACGAGGGATGCGGTGCGCGCCGAGATTGGCGGGCAGACGCGAACAACGAACACGTACGACCCGCAGCTTCGCATGGTCGTGCCTGCATGGATTTGTCAGGAGGTTACGTCGTGAATGAACAGGTAAAGGTTTTGTCGCAGTCGGTTTCGGAGCGCTTTGCGCTGTACCACGCGGACTGCGTTGATGTGCTTCGTGGGCTGCCGAGTGATTCGGTCCACTACTCGATCTTCTCCCCGCCGTTCGCGTCGCTCTACACGTACTCGAACTCCCCTCGCGACATGGGGAACGTCAAAGGTGATGGCGAGTTCTTCGCTCACTTCGCATTCGCCATCGATGAGCTGTTCAGGGTCATCAAGCCCGGTCGGTTGCTGTCGATGCACTGCATGCTCATTCCGTCCATCAAGGAGCGCGACGGCTACATCGGTCTGCGCGACTTTCGTGGTGACCTTATCCGCGCCTTTCAAAAGGCGGGCTTCATCTTTCACTCGGAGGTCGTGATCTGGAAGGACCCCGTCACTGCCATGCAGCGGACGAAGGCGCTTGGCTTGCTGCACAAGACCATCCGCAAGGACTCTTCGATGTCTCGCCAGGGCATCCCCGACTACCTCGTGACGATGCGTAAGCCCGGCGTCAACGATGAGCCCATCGCCCACACGAATGAAGACTTCCCCGTGAGCCTTTGGCAGCGGTACGCATCGCCGGTGTGGATGGACATCAACCCGTCCGACACGTTGCAGTATCGCAGTGCTCGCGAGAACGATGACGAGCGGCACATCTGCCCGCTTCAGCTCGAAGTCATCCGCCGCGCGATGAAGCTCTGGACCAATCCCGGCGACCTGGTCCTGTCCCCGTTCGCCGGCATCGGGTCCGAGGGCTACGTGGCCCTTGAGGAAGGCCGCCGCTTCGTCGGCGCAGAACTCAAGACATCTTACTACGAACAGGCTGCGCGCAACCTCGCATCTGTAGCCAACGGGCGACCCCAGGCGTCGCTGTTCGCAGAGGCGGTGAGCCAGTGAAGCACATCCCCCTAATCCTCCTCTCCCTTCGCCTTCTTGGCGCGAAGACCGATGACGCACTGGCGTTCCGCATCGAGCTGGCCCAGGCCATCGTAGACGCCGACACCACCGCTCACGAGGCTCGCATCCTGATGAGCATTGCCCGCTGGGAGAGTGGGTATCGGCGCGACGTTGCCAACTGCACGGTCAACGGGGATGCCGATAAGGCCTACGGACCCTTCCAGGTTCAAACCCGCTCCGCCAAGGAACGCGAGTGCATCTGCGGCTCCCTCGTTTGCGCCGCCCAGGTGGCGGTCAAACGCATCCGCGAGTCGTATGCCTTGTGCTCGTACCTGCCGGAGCAAGAGAAGCTGAGTGCTTACGTGAGCGGGCAATGCGGTGGGCGTGAGGCGAAGGCCATGGCCCGCACTCGATGGGTGCCTTGATGCTGGAAGCATTCGCCTGGTTCGCCGGTGGCGCCTCCGCCTGCTGGCTGCTCATCCCAAGCCGCCGAGACGTTGAGTTCTCCCTCCGCGCCGCCATCAAGCGGCGCCTCTGGAACGAGGCTGTTGCTGCGTTTGATGACGAGGATTCCAGCCAGCGCGCATGGGCACTTGTTGACGCCATCTGCGTCGTCGACGGCGAGCAGATGCGAAGCGAGAAGTTCGAAGAAGAAGACACCGAAGAGGAGAACGAAGACCAATGACCCAAGAGACCAACCCCGTGACCTTTGCCGACGTGGCCGAGGCCAGCGCCCGCAACGAAGCCGCCGCCGAACTGGATGCCAAGAAGGCCGCCCGCCCGCCGCGCTTCTTCACCCAACCGATGCCGGTGAAGCTCACCCCCGAAGAGGGCGCGGACATCGCCAAGGAGCTGGCCGAGAACCATGCCGAGATCGAGAAGATCAAGGCCGAGAAGAAGGCCGCGAACGACGACTTCAAGTCTCGCATCAACGTCTGCGAAGTGCGGACGGGCGAACTCTGCGAGGCCATCACCACCGGGTCGGTGAAGCGTCCAACCCAATGCCAAGAGGACTACATCTTCGAGACCGGCACCGTCCGCATCACCCGCCTCGACACCGGCGAGGTGGTCACTGAGCGCGCGATGCTGGCCTCAGAACGGCAGCCGTCCCTGCCTGGCATCCCCGCCGCCGAAGAGTCCGATGAGGACGTCTGCGAGGCGTCTGGTGAGGATGACGACGACAGGGAGGAGGAGGTCGGCTTCGACCATTCGGACCCGGACGAGGACGAGGATGAGGAGGACGATGACTCGGCCGACGCTGCCATCACCGACCCGGAAGCGGTGCTCGGCGAGAGCCCGGCGGCCAAGAAGACCCGGAAGAAGGGCTGAGTCATGGGACGCTCCGCTAAGAAAGAGACCACTGAGAAGGTGGACGATGTCCTGAACGGCTTGGTTGACCGCTACCGCGATGGCCTGCTGTCCACTCTTGACCTTACCGAGTCGCCTGTAGAGCGCCTGCTCTTGGCGGAGCTGCTTGCCAATGGTTGGGAGGGAGAGCAGTGCTGCTCCGACCCGCACTCCGAGATGATGGCGCGCATCATTGCTCGCCAGAAGAAGCATCCAGATCCCTCGATGTGGAAGATTGCCCGTATTGGAGAGGCGTTCCGTGGGCGCCGTCGCGTTGTGCCAAGGGACCCATACGCGCACTCGATTCTTCTGCACAACTACGGGGAGCAGGGCGGCATGTGCCACATGCTGCTCGTGCAGCCAATGGTTGAGATCCGCGGCAAGAAGTACAGGCCAGACTTCGCACTACTGCCGATGGGGACCACCTGGCACAAACTCGGAGCCGTCGCGATTGAGGTCGACGGCCACGACTTCCACGAGCGCACCAAGGAACAAGCAATTCGCGACAAGTCTAGGGACCGTGCCTTTCAGGCGGCTGGATGGCGTGTCCTTCGTTTCACTGGTTCGGAAGTCTACGGAGCCCCGGAAGAGATGGCGCAGCAGATCAACGACATGGTTGATGGCACCACTCTGGATATCGAGATCGACGCCAATGCGTGACTTCGCCAAGGTATCCCCGACCTTTTGGACACGAGGCAGCGGCAAGGCCCTCCGCGGAGACGCGGTCGCCCAAGTCGTTGCCCTCTACCTCCTGACGTGCCCAGGCGCGAACATGGTCGGGCTCTACTACGTCCCCGTCGTCACCATTGCCCATGAGACAGGGCTTTCCGTGAAGGCCGTGGACGAGGCGTTGCGCCGCATTGAGTCCTCTGGATTCGCCAGTTACGACTTCGATGCCGAGATGGCTTGGGTGCCCAATATGGCCGCCTACCAGATCGGCGACGAACTCAAGGCTGGCGACAAGCGACGTGGTTCTGTCAGGAGCACCCTTGAGAGCACCGGAACTCACCCCTTCGTGGGTGCCTTCTGGGACCTCTACGGGGAGTCATATGGCCTCGGACCCTGTCCTATTGGAACAAATCACCCAAAACATAGGGGCATCGAAGGGGCATCCAATAGATACCCCTCTTCACAGGAAGAGAAGGAGAAGGAGAAGGAGAAGGAGAAGGAGAAGGAGAAGAGCGGTTCTCCGAACCGACCATCGTCCGGTGATGAATCCAATCCCGATAACCCATCGAACCAGGATCCCGATGCCGTTCAGGCCGCGTTGCCGTTGCAACTCGAACCCCCACCGCCATCGATGTCTCCCGAAGAGGTCGTGTTTGCGCACTGGGTTTCTCACTGGAAACGAGTGGTTGGCGGAAACAGACCGCCCAAGTTGGACGAAGATCGGCGCGAGAAAATCAGCGCTCGGCTATCCGACGGCTTCTCGGTGGAAGACCTGAAACGGGCCATCGACGGCATGTGGAACAACCCGTGGTACCTCGGCGAGAACGACCGCCGAAAGCCATACACGAAGATCGACCTGGTCTTCCGCAACGCGGAGAAGACGGAGGAGTTCATTGCGATGGCCCCGCAGTCCGCTGAGGATGCCCCAGGATCGACGAACGCAGACCCGGACGTAGATGCGGACGGTAACCCCTTCGTCGACGCGCCAGCGGGCTTCCTGGAGGCATTGCAGAAGATCAGCGCGAAGGTCGACCCGGAGATTGAGCGACTCCTCGCCAACCCAGACGTCGACCTCGTCGACGACGGCGCAGACACATCCGGGAACGGAGCTGCGGCATGACGAACGCGGAACTCCTGCCGCCGTGCGACATCGAGGCTGAGGCCGCGGTGATATCGGCCAGCGTCATCGACTCTTCATGCCTTGGTCGCATCAGCTTCCTTCGCCCGGAGCATTTCTACTCCGAGAGCCACCGGCGAATCTTCGAGGCGGCGACTGACTTGGCAAGGGCAGGGGCGCCCATCGACGGGGTGACGTTGCTGACCCGCCTGCGTGAGACGAACCGGTTGGAGCAGGTCGGCGGGGCCGGCTACCTGACCGAGGTCCTGGACGCGAGCCCGTCGATTCACAACGTCGAGGCGCATGCGCAGATCGTGCATGACCGGTATCGCTCCCGCGAGTTGGTGCGCCTTGGGGAGCGTCTTGCGGCGCGAGCCAGGATCGAGGTCGACGACCCGCAGCGCATTGCCGATGGGGCCGTGATGGCGGCGGAGAAGATTGCCCAAGAGGCCACGAAGGACCGGAAGGTGAGCAACCTCGAGCTGCTCAAGTCGGTTGTGGCCGAACTCGCTGCCCGCGGGTCCCACCCGACAACGGGGGCAGCGGACGTTCGAAAGCGGGGCATCCCATACGGGATCTATGGGCTCGACAAGGCGACCTTCGGGATGCACGCCACCGACTTCATCACGGTGGCCGGCCTGTCCGGGCAGGGCAAGACCAGGTTCGCGGTCCACTTGATGGTTCACGTTGCGAGCCTGGGGATACTCGTCGTGTTCTTCAGCGTCGAGATGACGAGGATTCAGATCCTCATGCGGATGCTGGCAATGGTCGCTTGCGTCGACGGCAAGCGCCTGGTGGCTGGGAGGCTATCGGAAGCCGAGTGGTCTCGGGTCATGGCGAACGTCGAGTTCGTCGGTGGTCTGCCGGTTGAGATCGTCGACCGGTCCGACATCCACGCCGGGCACATCAGCAGCGTCCTGAGCGGCATCGCCGCCAGGGTGCGTCCAGGGAACCCCCCACTGGGTCTCGGCATTGTCGACTACATGCAAGCTCTCAACGCAATGCCGGGGCGTGAGCGGGACTTGCCGCAGAACCAACACGGGGCATCGGCAAAGCACCTGAAGGGGACTGCGAAGCGGCTGAACATCCCCATCGTCGGGCTCGCGCAGACCAAGCCGAGCGACGACAAGACGCCATGCCCGCCGAAGCCAGGGAAGTTCTCGGTCAACTACGGCAACGAGATCATCAGGTGGTCTGACGTTGCCATCTACCTCTGGAATCGGCCGATGAAGGGCCCGGGCGGGAAGAGTGTCCCGGACCCAACGGCCATGAGTCTCATCATTCACAAGCAACGCAACGGGAAGGATGACGGCTTCGAGGTCGAGGCGGTGATTGACCCGCCGACCGGCCGCTTCACCGACCCAAACGACCCAATGCGCGCGGCATCGCGTGACTACGTATCCAACCAAACCGACGACGAAGACAACGAACTGACAAGGGGATTGATATGAGCAAGCAAGCAAGGAAAGAGTGGACGGGCCGGGCGATGTTCTGGAGCGAGGACTTGGCCGATGAGACGGCGTTCCGCAACGGGCTGATGGGCGCGCTGGTGAACGAGGAGGGGCTCCTTCGTGACACGGACTCAGAGCGTTGCATTGACGACATCGTCAAGCGCGGCGGCATCTTCGTGGAGGTGGCGTGATGGCGGCGAAGAAGAAGGCAGTGACGAAGAAGGCGAAGGCCAAGCGTGCAGTGGTGACCAAGAGTCTCGATGTGGAGACGTGGGCGGTCGTCGGGAGCACCGACGAATGCGTCATCCTTGCCATGTCTGTTACGGAGGCCAAGTTGCACGCCGCGATGGTTCTTGAAATGGGGGCATCCAGTGCGCGTATCTACCGCGTCCGCATCACCGAGGTGACCAAGTGAGCGCGGCGGAGAGCATCGATCCGGCGATGGAGTTCCGCGTCTACGACGCACCGGGAGAGATGACGAGCCTGGAGACGAAGGTGTGGGCAGCGCGCTACGCCGCGAGCTTTGAGCCGCGAGTCATGTGGGACGACGCTGACCCGTTGCCCTGGGCGGGGATTGCGGAGGACGCCGTCAACGATGCGAATGCGGCGGTCAATGCGCTGCGGCTGGTCAGGAAGTGAGCCGATGACCATCACCAAGCAAACCCTGCGCGACGCCCGCACCCTCATCCTGCGTTTGCTGCCGCCAGGCAACCCTCTGAAGGCCCAGGAGATCGTCCAGGCGCAAGAGGTCATCAGTGCGTTGACGGCCGAACTGGAGTCAATGGTGAGCGCGGAGCGCGGGCGGAAGGTCTTGGAGTGGCGGGTCAGGACGAGCCTTGCCCCGACACTCAACCAATACGCGTTCATGAAGACCTGGCAGCGGATGGCCATCAGAAAGGCGCTGGACGCTGACCTTGCCGGCATCATTGCCAACGTCAAAGACTCGCATGCAGGGAAGCGAGTCCGTTGCCTTCGGGTAACGCGGTTCACCACGCAACCAAAGACCATCGACGACGTCGCCGCTGACGCCATCGGCGGCAAGATGCCCATCGATTCTCTCGTCAGGCTTGGTGTCTTCTACGACGACAAGCCCGCGTTCATGGTGCGCGAGGCCCATGTGACGAAGACGACGCCGGGCAACACCCATGTCCTCTTCGAGGTGTTCGAGTGCGCGGATGAGGCGGTGCCATGCGGCGAGCCGCAAGACCTGCTCCTGCCGCCGGAGCCCAAGAAGCTGACGAAGGCAGAGCGCGCTGCGGCGAAGGCGGCGAAGCGGTTGGCGACGATGGAGAAGTGGTCGAGAGCGGGAGCGGCAGAGATGCCGTCAACGATGGGGGTCGTGCCGGGGAGTCCGGTGCCGACGAAGACGAAGAGAAGGAAGGTGGCGTAATGAGTGGAGTGGTACCGACACTGGACGAGCTTGATGCGTCTTACGAGGCGCAGCTCTTCATGCTGCAAACCAGCGGGTGTTCCTGTCCGTCTCCGCAGGAGACATGGAGCGTCGAGGCTGGTCCGTGCGCGACGCTGCAAGAGCTTCGAGACGCGCTTGGCAAAGACATGGACCCGGGGGCCAAGGCTGCACTGGATGACGCCGAAGAGACGTTGGCAAACGAAAAGGCGGCAGGCCAATGACCACCCAACGCACCTACCTATTCATGGGCGAGGTCGAGGAGACGCTTGAGCGCGCCCGTATCTACGAGAGCAGCGGCGTTGCGCCGGAGAGCGCGGAGCCGTACCGGCCGACCGCTTGCTCATGCGCGCCGGGGTTCAAGGCGCACTGCTTTTTTCGGAGTGACGTTTGCGAAGTGGAGGTGGGTTGATGAGCACTGATGAGACGAAGGGCCTGAGGCTGGAGCAAGCGGTCGCGCTTGCGAATCTGTACAGGGACGAAATGGCTACCACGATGGAACATCGCAACGCCTGGCATGTGGCCGCGGTGGACGCGATGAACAGCGTCGGACGCATCGCCAAGGAACGCGACGCACTGAAGTCCGAGGTGGAAGACCTTCGGGAGCAGGTGAAGCGCGTCCGTGAAGATGCGAGGCAGGAGGCGGAGCAGAGGATGGCGCCTACGAGCGTTGAGATGCTGAAGCTTCGTGACGCGGCATGCAGCATCGCCGGGGAGACGGCAGACCGACACATCATCGCTGGGTTGCAAGCGGAGAACAGGCGACTGAAAGCCAAGCAACACGAACTGCTCTGCGCGCTCGCAGGGCGCGAGGTGAAGGACGGTGAAGGCGTTGCCTACGAGGTCCCGGAGATGGTTCCGCGGGCGAAGTACGACGATGCGGTGAAGCAGTTGGGGGAGGCTAATGCGGCACTGATAGCGGAGATGCAGAAGACGGCTGCACGTGCGCAGGCGGACGCGCGCGAAGCGAGAGCGTGGGATGAGGCAGAAGGGGTCGCTCCATGAACGCCACGAACTTCTTGAGCGGACTGGTCATCACCAGAACGATACCAGGGGCCCGCTTCGACTGGTGCGCGGTCATCTGGGTGGGCCACTGGGAGCCAAACCAGATCACCGCGATGGTTGTCCGGGTCGAGAACACGGCGGACGACCAATGAACGACGAGCCCGGGCTCACGTCCCACCGAAACATCACCGCACTGGTGGCGACGTACGAACTGACCAAGCAGCGCATCATTGACGCCGTTGCTTTGCTGGCCGCTGCGGAGAAGGACTGGGACGGCGCGTTCGCGCTCGGCAACGGCATAGGGCACCTACGCATCCGTCTCAACGGGCGGCACTCCCATCACTATGTGGACACGAGCCCAGAGTCGATACATGAGGCGCTAACGCTGCTGAAGCGCGACACATGGTCCGCACTGGTGGACCGGCTAGAGCTTCGCCGGCTGATGAGCATTGAACGGTGGAAGCAACTCCAGAAGGAACTGGAGTCCGGCGACCTGCCGGAGATCACCGTCGAGACGGTCTTGGCTTGGGGCAAGCAACAGATTGCGGCACTGCCTACGATGTTGCAGGAAGCGGTGAACGAGGTGTTCGAGTGGCTGCGCCCGCGGAACACGCGGTATGCGCGCAACTCAGAATTTGAAGTACCTCGCCGCATCGCACTGACTGGCATTGCGCGACTCTGGTTTAGTGATCGCTTTTCGGTAGATGAGCATTACAGGCAACACCTGATTGCGCTAGAATCGGTCTTCAACGCACTTGATGGTCGCGGGCAGATTGCCAAGCATCACAAGTCGCTTCTCCAGGTGGCGATTGAGGAGCGGACGTTGAAGGACAAGCGCGGGGAGACGGACTTGTTCGAGTTCACCGTTCACAAGAACAGCAGCCTTCACCTGACATTCAAGAGGGTGGACTTGCTGGAGAGGTTCAACCGGATGGCTGGTGGGAAGCGGTTGCGCGGAACGGAGGCGGCGTGAGCCGCGTTCCTCAAACAATGGGTGGGAGGTTCACATGGGTGACGAGAGCGAATTGACATACGTGAAGTACGCGCGCATCAACGGCGTCAACGGAGAGGAGTGCAAGCCTGGCCAATACAAGGTCATTGACGCAAAGGACGTCGAGGCGTGGACCACCCAAGGGTGGGCGCTGGTGCACCCATACCAAGACCATGAGGTAATGACCGCACACGAGAGCCAGGCGGTCATGGGAGTTGGCGGATACCCGACGACCTTGGCAACAACGAAGAGCCATCTGGGGCTCGTGACTCGCTATCTCATTCGCAAGGCGCCAGACGCGGTGCAGGAGGAACTTCGGGACCGAATCCGGAAGTTGCAGAACGAAGCCGGTTTAGTCGTAGAGCTGCGAAGGCAACTCGCCAACGTGGAAGCCGTGCACAACGAGACCCAGAAGCGGCTGGAGTCTTCCCAACAGGAAGTCGAGTCTATTCGCAAGGACCGCGAAGCGTTCCGCGCGTCGGCACGCAAGCTTGAGACTGACCTCGGCAAGCTCCGCGAGGCGATTGGGGCGATGAAGTTCAACGAGATCGTTGGGGTGAAGTCGTGAGCATCACCGAAGAGCAACTGACCGCATGGGCCGGCCTGGCGGAGAAGGCGACGGAAGGGCCGTGGATTGAGGACGACTGCAACGTGTTCTCGGAACCCAGTCTCCGCGCGTCCCAGCAAGCGCGCCTGAACGGCGACGAACCAGTTCACGACGGGCTCATCCTGCACATCGACCAGATGCAGGAGCTTTCCGACGAAGACGCATCGTTCATCGCTGCCGCTCGGACTGCGGTGCCTGCGCTGATTGCGGAGGTGCGGGAACTACAAGGGTCAGTCAAGGCCTTCGAGGAGTGCGAGGCCGCAGACGAGGCGGTTGACGCTGCCGCTGACGCGCTGGTGCGTAGCGAGAACGACGCCATCATCCGAGAGTTGCTTGGCCCATGCTGGAACCACCTATGGGGATGGGAGTTGGAGCGCATCGGTTCGGTCGTAGACATCATCCGAAAGCGACTGGAGAAGGCGGAGCAAGAGAAGGACGACCAATTGCACCGCGCCGAAGGCTACCTGGAGCAACTCCAGAATTCTGTCTTGTGGCCGTACGACGACTGCCCATTCGATGCTGCCGCAGTGCGGGAGTTGCTGGCGGAGAACAATCGTCTACGTGGGCGCGTCGAAGAGTTGGAGGCGGAAGGCCTCGTCCAAGTCTGCCCAGGCTGCCACGCCGTGGCGCCGGAGCGCTGTCTGCCTGGGTGCATCGACGCGGAGATCGCGGCCGAACGTCGGGAAGACGAAGACCTTGGGCCGGTGAGTGAGCGATGAACAGGCGACGAATCCTCCCGGAAGCGGCCTACGACTTCTGGGCTGAAGATGGGTACGACGGCGAGAAAGGCCCAGTTCGTGACTCGCTCGCCCATGCGAGGAGCGATGCGAAGGTCTGGCGCGCGGACTCCGTCAAATGGAAACGCTGCCGCATCAAAGTCTGGTGGCGTGTCAACGAGCGGAAGGTGCTGGCGCTTTTGAACCACACGGACCGAGCCTGATGCCCATCCGCAAATCCCAACGCCACCTGTACCCGAAGGACTGGCCGGCAATCCGCGAGCGCATCCTTCTCCGCGCTGGCAATGCCTGCGAGCAATGCCGCGTTCCCAACCACGCCATCATCTGTCGAGGCGAGGGAAGCGACGCAGGCACGTACATGATGGAAGACGGTGAGGTTCGCGACGAAGAGACCGGCGAATACCAGTACTACGCGCGAGGGTCAGAGTACGAGGGGAGGGTCATCGCCGTCGTTCTGACGTGTGCCCACTTCGACCATGACCCCACCAACAACCATGATGGCAACCTGCGGGCTTGGTGCCAGTTGCACCACCTGAGGCACGACAAGGAACAACACGCACGCAACGCCGCTGCAACGCGAGCGCGAAAACGAGACGAAGAGACGGGGCAACAGACGATGTTTGGAGACGACCAATGACAGACAAGAATGATGACCAGGACATGCCTCCGCAGGTGGACAACATTCTAGATGCCCAACCCATCCCCGGGGTCCACATCACAACGATCATGGCCGGCCAGGCCATGAACGGGTCGACCTTCACCACTGGAGGATCAGCCAAGGCGACACCCGACATGGTGAACCACCCGCCGCACTACGCGACGCATCCAAGCGGGGTTGAGGCAATCGAGATCCGCGAGGGGATGCGATGCCCTCTCGCGGATGCCTTCAAGTACCTCTTTCGGCGCGATGGCAAGGGGGCGCCGGTGGATGACTTGAGGAAGGCGGTTTGGTACATGCGAAGAAACCTCGGTGCGAGGCGGGGAATTCCGAAGCCGTTCGACGATGTGACGAGCGATGCTTTTTGGGGCAACTGCGAGCCAAGGCCAGGCCCGAATAGGGCTCGGTTGAGCGAGACCATTCGCCTTACCAGGCTGGTACTGGACTTCGAGCGCAAGGGGGACATTGCGAGCGCGATGGGTCTTGTTGTCCGCGCGCACGTGTTCGACTCGCTAGGGAGACGGTACGAGTCGGACGATGACTTGGAGTGCGCCATCATCCTGGTTGAGCGAGAGATTGCAGAGCGGACCAAGGGGGCCGCATGATTGTCAGTTTGAACCGAGAGAGTTGGATGCGGTCGATTCAACAACTTTACGGGTCGTCACCGAACCATGAGCGCAAAGGCGGTTGCACCATGACAGAGCGAGAAGAGATCATGAAGGAGTTCGGGATGCACGAACTCAACGATGACCAACTGA